ACAACCACAGCTACTGCTACTAACACACCTTTCAATGGCGTGTTGAGCTACTCTGGTTTGGGTTATTTCACTATCGGTACTGGTGAGACTCTACAACCTTTCAGCCCTGTGCTGTACAAGCAGTTGGTGACCACCGCTGAACAACGCTTTAACGCAAAAATCACTAACATGGTTGTTGCGACTTCAATGCGTACAGCGATCTCTGACAACATTCCTCAGAGCCGTTCTATCAACCGTTTTAACCCTGCTGACAAGGGCGACACGATTGGTACATACGAAGGTGACTTCAACTACACCTACCAAATCGATGACAACTGGGTTATGGACCAAACTGGCGCTGACAACACTAGCGTCTTGTTCCTGAACCCTGACGTTATCCAGTGGGGTTCCTTGCGTGAACTCGGTCCTAACAACGAAGTGTTCTCAAATGCAGACGCTTCTTTGGACCAGTACATCATGGAAGGTACATTGATTGTTCGTAACCCTGCCGGTGTTGCTGTGTTGGCCTCCATCACACCTACTGGCTCTGTTGTGACAACTCCACGTAACAGCGCTTACGTTAAGCGTTATTTGACCTAATCTCAAGGTCTTTCTGAAGGGGGTGGGCAACCGCCCTCTTTGGAAATATCTGGAGTAATGCAATGAATAATGATGAACACGTTGAGGTAAACGAAGACTACTACCTTAAAGGCAATCTTGAGGCGGGGGTTGATGGTGTTTTTCGACAAAACGATAAGTTGTTCAACGAAGTAAAGTCTGGCACTTGGTCGCAAACCTTCAAAACCAACAATATTGATTACAAAGTTGGTGCTATTGATGGTGAGCGTTATGTTCAATACGATCAGAAGAATGTAGAAGCCATTCGTGAGTATTGCAAAGGCCGTAGAGAGTTCTATCAAATGATTGGAACTACAGATAACCCATTTTTTGCTGGCACTTTTGAGGCAATGAACTTGCCCAAATGCTTTGCACATGAAATTAGCGGCAAATGGTTTAATAACCGCCCTTGGGAATTGATTAAGCAAGATAAGGCAGATAAAATTAAGTTTTATGCCATCGTTAACCAGTTTTATAGTGATTTCGTGTGCCACCCTAGCGGGAAAATACCATTACCCTATAATCCTCTAGTCAAGACAAAATAAGGATGTTTTATGGCTCTTTTCATCCAATCCGGCAATGCTCTAGTTAGCCGAGTAGCACAATGGGTAGGAGCCATTCCAGCCTCAATCGGCATTAATGCCACATCATTTAATTCTTCTACTGGTGTTATTACAGCAGCATCTTCTGTAGACGGAATTGTTTTAGTTGGTGACTTTATTGGGTCAAGTGTTTTAAAGCCCTATACAACAGTTTTAGCTGTTTCTGGCACATCCATTACAGTAAGCGATATTGAAGGCATCTGGGAGGGTACAACCTATCCTACGGCCATTCTAAAATTGCCTACTCAATCAACTTCTGAAATTTTGTCTTGCATTCAATTGTGCGAATTAAAAATGCGTACTATTGAGCTTCCTGCATTGCGTACAGATCCTTATGGCGATGTGCCATCCAGTTTGATTACGGATTCACAGGGTATGGCAGACATTCCTGCCGACATGAACAAGCCTATTTTGTTCTTCCAAGAAACACCTAATAGTTCTGTCCCACCAGGCACACCTGCTGCTTCTATGGGTCCTTGGATCATGTACGACCGAGTTGGTGACCGAGAGATTATTCGCAGACGAATGATTGACCAACTGTACGTCAAGCCATTTGGTGTCCCTCGTGTGATTCGTGCTTCATTTTCTGAAGTTGGCCAGCGTTATGTGTTTACGCCAAACCCTGGTGAAGGCGTAGAAATCAAAGCTTACTATCAACGTACATTTCCATTCTTGTTTGGACCTACGGATGACCCGCTGTATCCAATTGTGCAAAATAATGCAGCTTTGGCTTCATTCCCTGAAGGTTATATGTATGGCACATTGTGGGCATACTATGACAAAAACAAAAATAACGAAGAGGCTCAAAAATGGAGCGCCCGTTATGAAGATGCTTATGGTTTGATTGAAGACCAGAACTTTAAAGGTAAATGGCTTGGTGGCGACCAACACCTTACTTCAGAATTCCAACCAAGAAACTACAGATACAGTTTTAAATAGCACTAAAATATTACAAATGTTTAAAGCCGCAGCGTTATATGTGAAAACACACAATGTAACAGGGTTTAAATATTTTGGAAAAACAACTCGTTTGCAAAAAATTCATAGTTACAAAGGTAGTGGAGTTCATTGGGTTCGACACCTTAAAAAACATGGATCAAATTACACAACTGAGTTGTTGGGCATTTGGCAAAACGAAGATCGGCTAATTAAATTTGCTCGTAAATTTTGTGAAGAACACGATGTTGTGAAATCTTCTAATTGGGCAAATATGGTTCTTGAAGAAGGTTTGCAAGGCGCATCAAATGGCGAAACAAATGTTGCTAAACGTGCCGATGTTCGTGAGAAAATGAGATTAAATTCAGCAAAGAATTGGCTTGGCGTGTTTGGTGAAGATAATCCAAATTTTAAAGGTTGGTATGTAACGCCATTAGGTCGTTTCCCAAGTTTAAAAGAAGCTTCAAAAGCGCATGGAACTTCATTGCAAAATATTCATTATGGTGTATACGGATACAAATATAAAGTAAACGAAGAAACCAGATTTGCACCGCCTCGTAAAGGCTGGTCTTTTGAACCCAAGTAATTTAAGGAAAAGTCATGGCAACAAGTGGTCTTTACGGAAGCAGCCCAACAGGTGGTCTGGTTGCAGCTCCTGGTTCGGAATCTGCAGGTTTGTATGGAAACTCAACTAATTTTGGTGGTACATATTTTGAATGGTTTATTTTTCAAGATTCTGCTACTCAACCAGCAACGCCAACTGGTGGTTCATGGAATTTTTTAACTAATACAGGAACACCCCCATCTGGTTGGTCATCTGCTCCTCCATCTAATCCTACATATACAATTTGGCTATTGCTAACAATGCTAACGCCATTTGAATTGGCGTCAATGTTGTTAAATGTTATTGCATAAGCAGTTGTAGTATTAGCGGCTGCTTGATCTTGTGTTGACCAAAAAGAACCCCAATAAGCCAAAGCACCACCAGGTCCTGTAGGTCCAAGTGCGCCTGTGGGACCCGTGGGTCCGGTGTTTCCTGTATTTCCTGTGGGACCTGTAGGGCCTGGCACTGTGGAAGCCGCACCTGTACTTCCGGTGGGGCCAGTAGGTCCTGTATTACCAACACTGCCTGTGGGTCCGGCATTTCCTGTGGGACCAGTCGGTCCGACACTACCTGTAGGTCCAACACTTCCGGTAGGTCCAACACTTCCAGTAGGTCCTGATCCACCTGTGGGGCCAACGACTCCGGTACTTCCTGTTGGGCCTGATGCACCTGTAGGTCCAACACTTCCGGTAGGCCCAGTGCTTCCTGCGGGTCCTGTTGGTCCTGTTGTTCCTGCGGGTCCTGTAGGACCTTGTGCGCCAGCAAATGGTGCTGGAGTAGTCCAAACTAATGCAGCATTATTACGACTATTAACAATTGCAATAGAAAACCAAATTGTATATGTAGGATTAGATGGAGGAGCAGATGACCAACCAGATGGGGGTAGCCGGACCGACTGGACCAACTGGCCCAACTGTATATCCCGGCGCTGGACTTGCTGTATCAACTGGTACTGCTTGGGGCACATCAAAAACTTCGCCAACTGGTGATGTAGTTGGCACAACTGATACGCAGACGCTGACTAACAAAACATTTACCGGGTATACAGAAACTGTGTATGCACTGTCGGGGACTGCGATTAGCCCTACAAATGGCACTATTCAAACCAAAACCCTTGGCGCAAACACAACCTTTACTGAATCGCTGGCTGATGGGCAGTCTGTTGTTTTGATGGTCAACCCTGTCACATACACAGTGACTTGGCCCACAATCACTTGGATAAACATTAATGGCTCTGGCACTGCGCCAACTTTAGAAGCATCATCCATAAACGTGGTCATCTTGTGGCAAGTTGGTGGCACTGTGTACGGTAATTGGGCAGGGAGCGCGTAATGTTTTTGGCTAACAAGTTAAACAAGGGTGCGGGTTTCCCTATTGATCCAGACTTTGAATATGTCACCATGCTGCTGCACGGCGATGGAACCAATGGTGGTCAGAACAACACGTTCTTGGATTCGTCCACCAACAACTTGACCCTCACACGTAGTGGCAATACTACGCAGGGATCGTTTTCACCGTATGGCAATAACTGGTCAAACTATTTTGACGGGACTGGTGATTATCTAACAGTATCAGCAAATAGTTTTTCAACATCTGGAAGTTGGACGATTGAGGCGTGGTGTTATTTTACGGATGGTAGCCGCAACGATGTATTAATTAATGGATTGCTTAATGATCGTCTGTATGTTCAATATATTGGAACATCACTTTATGTTGGTGATGCAGTAACCAACAATTTGGTCATATCAAATGCAAAGCCAATCAATCAATGGTTTCATCTTGCCGTTGTAAAGAATGGAAGTACTTACACTGCTTACATTAATGGTGTTAGTGTTGGATCATCAACAACTGCGTTAATAAGTGCAACAATTTCAACTTGGGAAATTGGAGGCAGAACTTCTCAATCAGCTTTTTCATTGGGCTACATTAGTAGTTTGCGTATTACAACTTCAGCGGTTTATACGGGCAACTTTACCCCTTCAACTTCTCCATTGACAGCAATTAGCGGAACGTCTTTGCTGACTTGCCAGAGCAATCGATTTAAAGACAACAGCAGCAACAACTTCGCGATCACGCTCAATGGCAATACTAGTGTCCAACGCTTCAGTCCGTTTGCACCAACTGATAAATACAGCACTGCAACGATTGGTGGCAGTGGATACTTTGATAACGCAAACCAATTAACCGGACTAGGTTTTACAGCGCAAACGGTTACTGGAGATTTTTGTGGTGAATGCTGGTTTTATAGGACTGAAACCAGAGCCAATTACTCCATAATTTTTGGCGGCAGCTTTTCTGGGGGAAACACAAATCATCAATTCACTGTCACAAATACTGGTGGCGTTGCGATGGTGTTAGCGGGAACGGGAATTATTGCTGCAACTGGTACGGCTGCTGTAATAAATCAATGGAATCACATTGCATGGGTGCGTAGTGGTTCAAGTTGCGCTATCTTTGTAAATGGAGTTCGGCAGGCTACGGCAACTTCATCTATCAATACAAGTCTTTGCAGTCGCATTGGAATTCTTGATAACGTAGGGGCTTCTTATTGCCCAATCGGGTATGTGGCAGATGCTCGACTGGTTATTGGTAGTTCGGTTTATGACCCATCGTCTACAAGTATCAGTGTGCCAACAGCGCCACTAACAGCAATCACCAACACCTCATTGCTCTGCAACTTCACCAACGCAGCGATCTTTGACAACGCAATGATGAACGATCTTCAAACGGTCGGCAACGCGCAGATCAGCACCAGCGTGAAGAAGTACGGCACGGGGTCGCTGGCGTTTGATGGTACTGGCGATTGGCTTACCTGTATTGATAATCCAAATTTACAGTTAATTTCTGGAAATTTTACAATTGAAGGATGGGTTTATTTGAGCGCGACAGGCGTTGCCTATGGAATTGTTAGCAAAGGCACAAGCACAACTGGCTGGTCTGTAAATGTCACATCTGGAAACAAACTTCAGTTTAGCTATACATCTTCAAATCTTACTGGAGCCACCTCTTTAGCTGCAACAACTTGGTATTATTTCGCAGTTGTTCGAAATGGAAGTGCGACAGGTAATTTGAAGATTTATATTAACGGCACAGCCGATGCAACAAGTGCTGGTGCTGTTACTGACAACTTTAACCAAACCAGCATCATGTATGTTGGTGCAAATAGGGTTGGAGGTTCTGCATTAAACGGCTACATTGATGACCTGCGGATCACCAAAGGCATTGCACGTTACACCGCCAACTTCACGCCACCTGCTCAGGCATTTCCGAACACGTAAGGAAAGATCATGTTAATTGCAAAAATAGAAGACAGCGGCATTACGGTAGCTGACTACCGTGATATGTTCCCAAAAACATCATTTCCGTCTAGCGGACCAACCGCCGAGTTTTTGGCTGAAAACAATTGCAAGCCAGTAAATGTGTTCAAGTTATATGACCGTAACGCAGAAAAGCTGGTGGCGTGTGACCCGTATGTTGAAGGCGAATGGGTGTACACAATTAACGTGGCCCCTTTTACCGAGGAAGAATTGATAGCTGTGCGTGACAACGCTGCTTCACAAGTTCGCGCAGAACGTAACGCAAAGTTGTCCGCATCAGACTGGACACAAGTGCTTGATGCCCCGGTTAACCAAACTGTTTGGTCTACATATCGCCAAGAACTTCGGGATATTACTAAGCAAGATGGTTTTCCTTGGGACATTATTTGGCCTGATGCCCCATAATCATTAAATTACATTGCATAGGATAGAACATGAAAATAGCCGTGTACGCCATTAGCAAAAATGAAGAACAGTTTGTTCAACGCTTTTGTGATTCAGCAAAAGATGCAGATTTGATTTTGATTGCCGACACCGGATCAACTGACAAAACAGTTGAATTGGCATTGGAATGTGGAGCAAAAGTCCATGACATCTGTATTAGCCCATGGCGATTTGATAAAGCTCGGGATGCTGCCCTTGCCATGATTCCCCGAGATTTTGATGTCTGTATCAGCCTAGACCTTGATGAAATCATGGAACCTGGCTGGCGTGAGGAAATCGAGCGTGTTTGGCAAGAAAACACCACCAGATTGCGATACAAGTTTGATTGGGGATGTGGAATCTCCTTTTTTTACGAGAAAATTCATCACCGCCATGGATATCACTGGCATCACCCTGTCCATGAATATCCTCGTCCTGATGGCAGAATTCAAGAAATCTATGCGCATACGGATATGTTGTTGGTCAGCCATCACCCAGACAACACCAAGTCTCGTGGCCAATATATGCCATTGCTAGAACTGGCTATTAAAGAAGACCCACATTGCCCTAGAAACGCTTTTTATCATGCCCGAGAACTTACCTTCTATTCTCGCTGGAAAGAGGCTATAGAGGCTTTAAACCGCTATTTAGCCATGCCTGAAGCTACTTGGCCTAACGAGCGGTGCTATGCCATGCGATTATTGGGAAAATCCCATGAAGAATTAGGCATGATACATGAGGGTTTGAAATGGTACAGACTGGCTTGTGCAGAAGCTCCAAACACCCGTGAACCTTGGTGCGAGTTGGCCATTGCCACTTACAGGTTGCATATGTGGCCAGAAAGCTATGGAGCCGCCCTTTCAGCCCTAAATATTACTGATAAACAGGCTGTTTACACCATGGACCCGTCTGTTTGGACTGAAAAACCATACGATTACGCAAGTATTGCAGCTTGGAGGCTTGGATTGAAAGAACAGGCTATCGAATTCTGTAAGAAAGCTTTAGAATTCAACCCTACAGACACCCGTCTATTGAACAATCTTTCGCAAATGGAAGAAGTGACATGAGCGATTATTCCCGCCTTCGTACCCCGTTTACCTCAATGAGCTTCACACCAGACGTGCCAAGCAATGCTTTAGGTCCAAATGAGTACAACAGCGGGAAAAATGTTGAAGCCGATGTTCGCACCATTAAAAAGATTTATGGTGAAAAAGAAATTGCTTCTACGATTACCGATATGCCCATCTTCATGGAAGGTGGGTTTCGCTCAGAAACATCTTGGGTATACATCGTAGCAACCCGTAATTCGTCTAGCCAAGGTAAATGGTGGATGATTACTGCTACGGGTATATCCAATATTACGCCTGGTGTTGGTGGCAATCCTTCTGCTTATATTGCTGGATATACAGAAGACATCAACATTACGACTTCTTGGGTTGGAAATGTGTTTTTTATCAATGACACATTGCAAAACCCCATGTATTTCTTGCCCACAAGCAATGAAATTACAGTTTCTTCCAATGCTTCTTGGAATTATGAGACTGGTGTAACGTCTACTAGTGCAGGTTTTGTCAGGAATTATTGTTCTCCAAATGTTGGGAACATCCTGATTGCAGGTAATTTGACCAAAGTTATTTCTGGAATTACCTATAACTACCCCACAACAGTGCGGTGGTCACAAGCTTTTGCCAATACTGGCATTCCTGCCACATGGGAACCCACCCTCAATAACGTGGCCAATGAGCAAGAAGTTCCTGTTCGTGGACCTTTGGTTGATGGATTCTTCCTTGGAGCTAACTTTTACGCTTGCTCCTATTGGGACACCATTGTTTTTACTCCTATTGCCTATCAAAACAGCACTGCGCCTATCTTTGGTGTGCGTCTTTTAAACCAAGGCCGTGGATTATTTAACAATAACTGCTGGACAAACACTGATGCCAATGTTTACGGAATTGATGCCCGAGACATTTGGGTGTTTGATGGCTCTAATTTCTCTTCTTTGGCCAACCAAAAAGTCAAAGATTACTTCTTTGCAAACCTAAATCCTTCTTATTCACAAAGAATGTTCATGGTTAACAACACTCAAAAGAATCAGATTGAGATTTACTATCCTGATTTGGCATCTTCAGGGTGGTGCAACAAGATGTTGTCATATCGTTATGACTTGCAAGTCTGGAACCCTCCTAAAGACATTCAGAACGCCTGTATGGGCACTGAAGGACCTCGGTGGGTGGACTCATCCCCAGACTACTACAATTTGACTTCTAGGGCTGTTGTGTACGCTCGTGGTGGTGTTTCTAACTCTAAATTGGTAGAGACATCTATTGGTAACTCGTTTATTAATGGCGCAGCTATTGATGCTCAATTTGAGCGCACAAACATTGCTTTACAAACAGAAAAAGGACCTGTTCCTTATTCATCCAAAGTGTATGTTCACCGGATTTTGCCTGAGATCTCTGGCACGGGTAAGGTCAGCATTACTGTTGGTGGTGCTAACTCAACTGCCCAAGCAACTACTTATGGCCAAACAGGTGTTGTGACAATTGATACGGATAATCCTTGGGTGACTACTCAGCAAAATACTTTCCGTACTGTAGCGTTAAAGTTTGGTTCAAACGATGCTACTGACACATGGAAAATGAGTGCTTTAAACATCCAAGCAACAGTAACTGAGGATGCGTTCTAATGCCATTCGCTATAAGTAGCAATCCTTCTCAATCAGAAATATCTGAATCCATTAATTACTTATTGAGTAATTTTGGTGGAGGAACAACTGTTGATCCTGTAACTGGTCAAATTACTGCACCAGGTGGGATTATTGTTGGTTATTTGTATCAGTACATGGCTGTTAAATATGCCGACAGTTCTGATGGATCTGTAAACTTTAGCAACTCACCAATAAACCGCACCTATTTTGGTTTGCGTAACTCTAACGATGCTGCCGAATCATCAAATTATGCTGATTACATTTGGTATGCCGTTAGTGGTGGATTTGGCCTTACTAAACTTCTTTGGTATCAGACAACTGGTGGCCGACAAATTCAATTTGCTGTTTCCATAGACCCACCAGATTCCGGATGGGTTTCTGATACAGGCGCATCTATTGACCTTGATATTGTTACATCAGGCAACATTCCTGTTATCACAGAATCATTTGTAACTTATTTCACGCCTACTATTTTGCAGGTTCCACGATCTGGAGACCCACTAACTCCATCGTTTACAGGCATTGTTCCTCAGATGTATGCAACAGACAAAGGCTCTGTAATTGCCTTTAATGATGCTCAAACGGATACTGCGGTAGGTTTTGTAAACAATTCATGGCGTATTGGTAATAGTGCAACAACAGGAAATGGCGATATTTCCTATACAAACATTACCATTGGCGACCCAGTAGACGCTGGTGACTTTGCTGAGTGGCCTAACCCAACAGCAATGAGCAATAGTCCTGCTTATATTGCGGTTCCTGTTCGCTATAAAAATGACCTTGGTGTTGTTACTCAAGCTTCTGTAGCGACATTGCAACTTGTGTTTGTAGACCCTGGTGCACAAGGCGATCAAGGACAGCCAGGCTCAAGTGTTGACATTAATGGTTACGCCTCATTTACACAAAATGCAGGTGGTGCTTACACGCCACCAAATGCAACTCTTTCTGCATTAATTCAAAACATAACTTCCCCAACATACTCTTGGGCAATTTCTGGAGCTACTCCTACAAGCTCAACTTCTTCTTCAGTTGTTGTTACTCCAACATCATCATCTACTGGTATAGATGTAACATTAACTGTTAATGGAACAAACTTAGCATCTCCAATTAGTAAAACAATTCAGATGCCAATTGTGTATGATGGCGCTCCTGGTGAAGCTGGTGCTAACGGAATAATGTCGGCTTTTCCAACTATTTACATTTGGACTGGCTCATCTGCAACACCAATTAGACCATCGACAACTTCTGTCTATACTTGGTCTAATGGCACTTATACAGCGCCTTCTGGTTGGTCAACAACTGCTCCTAGCAACACAACTGCCGGAAACTATCTGTGGGCAATTACTTTTCCATTAACAGTTTCTGCGACTACTGTTACATCTACATTAGATTGGACAAATGTTGCCAATCCTATTCGTTGTATTGCGTATAACGGAGCAAATGGCTCTACTGGATTAAATGGAAGTCGTACTGCTGTACTTGATATGTATCAGTGGTCAGCTATTGCCCCGATTCTTTTTCCAGCAGGTACATCTACATATACTTGGTCAACAGACACATTTACTGCGCCTTCAACAACTAATGATTGGAGCTTAACGCCTCCTACGCCTGTTTCTGGCCAAACTTTATATGTTGTTCGTCAAGCATATGCAGATTCATTGACATCAACAACAAATACGATTGCTTGGGCAGCGTCTTCCTCTAGTTCTTTTGCAGGTGTAAGTACTGTGGGAACTAGGACTGCATTTTTAGAGTTATATCAGTGGGCAGCTTCTGCGCCTACTTCATTCCCATCGGGTACATCTACTTACACTTGGGCAACAGGATCGTTCACACCTCCTACCACACCCAATGGTTGGTCAAGGAATCCTGGCATTGCGGTTGCAGGTTTGACTTTATGGGGTTGTCAGGCTTCATTAACAACAACAGGTTCGACCACTACTTCATCTGTTACTTGGTCTACATCTACTGCTTATGCAGTGTCGTATGGCGTGACTGGTGGCAATGGAGCGGCAACTTTTGTCGTTACTAGAACGGCAAATGACAGTTCTGCACCAACAAATGCTGAAGTAACGGCAGTTATTGGTCGCAATCCTGTTGCTGGCGATATTGTTACAGTGTCATATAACGCTGCAAACAATGCAGTTGTTTATCGCTACACAACAGAATGGGTTACTCAAGCCACATATTTAACTGGCAGTTTGATTGTTTCTGGAACAATTACTGGTGACAAAGTTTCGGCTAATACTATTACTGGTACAAACATTGCCGCTAACACTATTACGGGCACAAACATTCTTGCAACAAGTGTGTCTGTTGATAGACTTAATAGCGGAAACATGACTGGAGGCACATCTTCCAATGCTTACATTCAAATGGGTCAATCTGGAACTGTTATTGGCACTTACAAAAGCTCACTTAATGTTCGAAAAATTGCCACTGATAGCACGTTAATTAATATTGCAGCTCAAAACAATATTGATGGCAATGTAACTATTTGGGGTCATAGTGCCAATCAAGCTGTTGGAAGTGGTAATGGAGTTAGCGGATCACATACAGCTCAAAATACTTTTACAACTTGGCAACGCCTTGGCGCTTTGGGTTCTGGTTTAACTGATTCTGCTGTATGGGGCGTTTCATATGCTCCTGTTACAACAAGTAAAGCTGGTGTTTTTGAGCGTTATTCAGGAACAGATAGCGGTACGCCTGGTTCTCTTAACAAATCTATTCAATTAGCAACAAATGGTTATTGTGCGTACAGCCCTAGTGGACAAGGCAAAATTTATATTGTTGACGGAAATGGGCCATTTACTGGATTTCACGAAGGCATGATTGCTCTTGCCGATCCAGTAGAAATTGGAGACATTGTTGTTGATTTAAGTGTTTTTTATCGTTACAACATTTCTAACGTATTGTTTGAGGTTGAAAGAAGCACAACTGCAAATCAAGGCGGTGCTTTGGGTGTTGTTGCTAACAGATTATTAGTTCAAGAAACTGTGCCTGGTGTTTTATGGATTCCTGAGTCAACTTATACAGAAGGTGATTTAGGTCCTGTTGTCACAATGGTTTTACGCCCTGAATTTAACCTTGCAGAGCTTCAATCAACTTATAAAGTTGTTCAAGTAAATGCTGTTGGTGAAGGTCAAATTAATGTTTGCGGTGAAAATGGCAACATTAATGCTGGTGATTTGATTGTTTGTAGTTCTATTGCCGGAAAAGGCATGAAACAATCGGATGATATTGTCAGAAGTATTTCTGTTGCCAAAGCCCGTGAAGCTGCTACTTTTAGCAGTCCTACGGATATTCAACAAATAGCGTGTATTTACATAAGCGGATAAGGATAAATCATGGGCGGTTTTTCAGCACAAATACAACCTAGCCAGTCTTCTGCGCCAGCAGGTAAGAATGCCGGTTTGTCTTCTATGCAAATGGGAATGGACCCTATTGAGCAGTCTCCTCAAGACCAATTGCTTAAAACTCAGCAATTACAGGCTGAACAACCAAATTTTGCTCAAGCCAACCAGATTCAGCCTAATGGTCAAAATGGCACTCAATTAGGTGGTCTTGGAAACGCTTTGGGTGGCGAAATGAACCCAAATATGCAATCTAATTTGCAAGGTATTAAAGGGAAAAGTGGCTCTCCTAGTACTATGGGCATGATGGGCGGGAAAATTACTTTGCCTGGTCAGGGCGGTCAGCCTCAATTAGGTATGCCTAATGCCTATTCAAATACCATGCAACCATGGGATAATCAATCTAATCAACCAAGTCAAGGTTTAGGTGGTAAAGGTTTGGGTAATGCCATAAGCCAAACTCGACCAACCGGTAAAGGAGCGTAATCATGGGAATGGGCAAAGGTTCAAGTACTTCAACAGTACAAATGACTCCGGAGCAAACGGAGCTATTAAAACTTCAAACTGGTGCGCTTAGAGATACATTCTTGCCAGCTTATCAAGGTACTGTAACAGGTGCTAAAGATATCATGGGTCAAACCATGACTGGTTCTACTCAAGCCGCTCAAAATGCCACAGATGTTGCCCGACAAACTGGCTCTCTTCAACAAGGCGTAGGTTCTGCAGCTTTATTAACTGGCGCAAGTGGTTTAGCTAAATTGTTTAGCCCTGAATACGAATCAGGCCAAATTAATGCCGCTTTACAAGCAGGTCGTGAATCTGCCCGTGAATCTCAAGCAGGTCAAAACGCTATGTATGGCGCTGCCGGTGGCCTCGGTTCATCTCGTATGGCTTTAGCTGATCGCAATTTGGCTTCTTTGAATGCTCAACGTCAAGCTACTGCAGCTGCTGGCGCACAAGCTTTGGTTCAGCAAAATCGCTCCGATGCAGCAAAAGCTCTTATGGGTGCAGGTCAAGCCGGTCTTACAGGCGCACAACAATCGGCTGCATCTCAAATTGGTTATGCCGGTGTTCCACAAGATGTATTTTCTAAATATGCCCAAGTGGTTTATGGAACACCTCAAGCTTCTACAACTGCTAACTTTGCTGGCACACAAGGCCAAAAAAGCTCAAGCAAAGGTTTTGGATTCTAAGGAAACATCATGGCAGATACACCTTTTGGACTTAGTTTTGGCAACCCTGCTAAATATATGGGTAGCAGTGGCATTGGTGAAGCCCTTAAAACTGGTTTAACTGCTTATGCTTTACAGCAATCTGGTGCTGTTGATTGGTTAAATAAACAAGGTCTTAGTCAAAATAACAAAGGCAAATGGGATTTTAAAGTTCCTAATGGCGCTGTTGCTCCAGATGGGGCTACGACACAAGCTATAAATCCTAATGCTGCTGCATCTGCACCTGTTATTCCAAGTGCTGTTATGCCAACTCAACAAAATGCACAGCCACCTGCTGAAGTTACAGTAACACCTATACCTGATGTAGGCTCAAAAATTTTAGATAACAATTGGCATGGTGTTGAGACTTCATCAGTAAACCCACAAGCACAGCGAGACTTCAACCCTGTTGTGCCGCAAACTGGTTACAACACAATGTTAGCCAGTGGTAATGAATATCAACAAGTACCAGGTTATGGAAAACTTGCCAAAGCTTTCCAAGCATTTGCTGGTGGAATGGGATAAGGAAAATTATGGCAACAGTAACTGATCCTGATGTCGCTGGTGGCGCAAATGTAGATTTCAATGTAAAAGCTGATTCTGCAATTGCTAATCGTGATGTCCCTGCTTTAACTCAACTTGCTAAAGACAGTATTGGCACACCTCAATCAGGTGTCTTGGTTGAACTTGCTAACAAAATTAAATCTTCTAGTGAAGAATTTAATAAGTTAGTTGATCCAATTAATAAAACTGGTGGTGTTGCTACACCTCAAGGTAGACAGCAAATTGCTACTACTTTTGAGACAGTAGCTGACAAACCTCAATGGGGTACTGCTCTGTTGAAATATGTCATGGGTGACAAAGCCGGTGCAGTTAAGCAGATTACTGGTGGCGACATTACTAAATCTATTACCTATGATAAAAATGGTGATCAGATTTTAGAAACAAAAAACCAACTTGGTGAACCGATTTCTTATTTTCATCGTGGCATGGGTCGTGATTTAAACCCCCAAGAATACAACGATTTAAAAGGCGGGGTATCTGCTTTTGCTGACACTTTAAAAGGCAAGCTTGAGTTTGAAACACGCACTAAAGCCAATGAAATTTGGTTGAAAGACCAACAACAGGCCAATCAATGGTTTCAAACATCACAAGCTCACAAGCCTTTGTATGTCAATATTTACAATACTCTTAAAACTGCCAAGACAGATTTGCCTTCAGATTTGTACAATCAGGTTATTGGTTCTGTAACGCAAAACAATAGCCAAGCAAGTACAAAA